ATTATGTCAAAAAAACAATTAAGCGATACCGTTAGACCTCGCTTCAAAAATCATCACAATGCTCATCAATTCGATTCACGAATTGAAATCATAGATAAAAAAAACCCTTCACTTACTGTACCTAACCAATCTATGACTATTAATGAAATTTATTCTCGTTACGCTTCTGGAAGAAGCTTATCAGGAGTTCAAAACCCGCCATTCGATGATGATGGATCAGGCAAAATCGAATTAACATTCGATGATTATATGCCTGACTTAAATACTCTTGATCTTGCCGATCGGCAAGCTATTATGGAAGATGCGAAGCAACAATTGGACGAAGTTAAAAAACGTCTTAATGCTGTAACTGCTGCTAAAAAACAAGCCCAGGCTAAAAAAGAGGCTGAGTTGCAAAAAAGAATCAAAGAACTTGAGGAAAAACAAGCCCTCAATTCGAAAAATAGTCAGGGTAGGGACGACAGCGAAGCTTAGCCAATTTGCGGGGCTGTATTTTCTCCCTGCCCCGCATATTGCCCGTACCCCTATGCAGGCTGCTGTCGTCACGGTTCCTACCCTGACGGTACAAAAAAGCGACCTAACTGCGAACTGAAAAAGGAGCAAAATCACTAATACTACTTGATATATTAGTGCTAATTGACACCAATTAGGAAAGCGGGGGGTTACAGGGGGGTGCAATCCCCCTCAAAAATTATCTTATAATTAAAAAATATTATTATGAATCAAGACATAAAAATAAGAGGCTCACCCTTCCCATGGAAGGGGTTGGGGGTTGGTCAGTCAAGGGAAGCAAAAAGCGAACGAAAATACAATGACGAGGTACGAGGAAGCCGATTTGACGTCGCTAAAAGCTGAACCGGACTGACCCCACCAACGCCTCAAAAAGAAAACGCTTTCTTTAATTCATAATAAAACAAAAGCAAATGAATCCACTCATTGCTGTCGCCGGAATCGGCGCACTATCAGAAGGCATAAATGCCGTTGTCCAATCAGGACAAAATAGAACTAATCGGCGTTATGCCGATTGGCAGTACAATCGTTCACGAAAACATGCATTGGAAGACTATAATATGCAGAATCAATACAATTCACCTGCCGCACAAATGGAACGGTTAAAAGCTGCCGGGTTAAATCCAAATCTTGTATATGGTACTGGTGCTGGCTCCATGACTGCCGCACCTATAAAATCCGGCGCAACTAATGCCGCCCAGGGCGAAGCGCCTAAGGTAAATCTGGGTGGTGCTGTCGGCCAATATTTGAACGCTGAGCAAATGAAGCTTCAAAATGACAATCTACGGGCGCAAAATACTGTTCTGTTAGAACAGGCAAAAAACATTGCGGCAGATACGTTAGGAAAAGGTTTCGGAGCAAACTTGAAAGAGTTTGATTTTAACTTTAAAACCGAAACCCGTAACCAGGACTTATATTCAAAACTTCAAAAAAATATCAATGCATACAGACAAGGTAACCTCACGCAAGCTCAAATTGCTAATACGATATCGAGAACGAACACGGAAAATGCATTACGTCAACCCCGGCTTCAGAACATTTTGGCATCTACCTCGGAATCTCTTCAACGAGCTATTGCAATGCGGATTCAGATGGCCAAATCAACTGCCGAGATTGACGAGATCACTCAAAGGGTCATTAATGCTAAAAAGACTGGCGAATTGCAGGACTTGGAAATCAAATTAAAAAAATTAGGTGTATCTTGGAGTGATCCCGCATGGCAACGCAAGTTGATCATGCTATTAGATAACCTTTAAAACCTGTAAAATGCATGGAAGAAGTAGAGGTCGTTCTCGTTCACGCCGTGGACGTGGCCGTACAAAGGCCAAGAGAACATACTATGTATCCCGCCTCGGTACAAGATTGTAAAAAACGTTTTTTAAGGGTTCCCACTCAGGGAGCCCTTTATCATTTCAAAACCAAAAAAACATGGCAAAACCAAATTTGCTTAACTCGATTAAGCTTACAAAACCGAAGAAATCGGTTTTCGACTTATCGCACGATGTAAAATTATCGTGCAACATGGGAGACCTTATCCCTGTGTACATTGAGGACGTTGTTCCGTCCGACCAGTTTCAAATTTCCCAGGAAGCACTTGTGCGACTTCAACCAATGGTTGCACCTATGATGCACCGGTGTGATGTAACATTTCATACGTTCTTTGTGCCTAAGCGTTTGCTCTGGCCAAAGTTTGATAAGTGGATTACTAACCAGCCTGAAGGCGGTGGTAATCTGCCTGCATTTCCTATTGTTAACATTGAGGAATCAGGTCAACCTATTACTGTTGGTTCTTTAGGTGATTACCTTGGTCTTCCTATTACAACTGGTTCAACAGGCGATGCGGAAACCGTTTCCGCTATGCCCTTTGCGGCATACCAGATGATCTATAATGAATATTATAGAGACCAGAATCTGGTTGCCGAACAGAACTTTGAGTTAATAGATGGTGATAATACATCGAATACTGATTTATTCGAACTTAAGAAAAGAGCCTGGGAGCATGATTATTTTACTGCTGCAGCTCCTACTGCCCAGGCTGGTGCATCTGTTGACATTCCACTTGGAACTGTCGAATTAAATCTTGATAGATATTTAGATCCTGCACCATTACCGCCACATTTTATTCAGCATGACGGTTCCACAACGGATGCCGGTGATTACAGCCGTGGAACTGCTATACCTCGTTCAATTATTGCTGGTGGTGATGACGCTAACCCTGTTGTTTACGATCCCCAGGGAACTCTTGAAGTAGGTGCAACGACTATCAATGATCTACGTACTGCATTTAGGTTGCAGGAATGGTTGGAGAAATCAATGCGTGGTGGTAAGCGACTATTTGAAAATATCTTGATTTTCTTTGGTCTACGATCTCCTGACATGCGTATGCAAAGACCGGAATATATTTCCGGTTCAAAATCTCCAATTCAAATATCTGAAGTGCTTAATACAACTGGTACTGTTGATGCTCCCCAAGGTACAATGGCTGGACATGGAGTATCCGTTGTACAGCCTAAGAACGGAACATATAATGTTCAGGAATGGGGTTATATCATCACAATAATGTCGGTGCTTCCCAAAACTGCTTATCAGCAGGGTATACAAAGACATTGGCTTAAGTACACTGATCCTATGCAATCATACTGGCCCCAGTTTGATCACCTGGGTGAACAAGCGATAGAAGGCCGTGAGATATATGCTTATGATAGTACCTATTCTGGTGATACGTTTGGTTATATTCCACGATATTCTGAATACAAATTTCAAAACTCTCGTGTTGCTGGGGAGTTCCGAACGTCACTTAATTTCTGGCATATGGGTAGAATATTTTCTTCACCTCCCGGCCTGAATGGTGATTTCATCACCTCTGACCCAACTACAAGGATTTTCGCTGTTGAAGATCCGGAAGTTCATAAACTTCTTATCCATGTCTATAACAGGATAAGGGCTATACGACCTATGTCTAAATATTCAACCCCAACTTTCTAATATGTGTGATACACCTATAACTATCACGATTAAGCGCACCGATGAAAAGCAAGCGGTGCCTTGCGGTAAATGTCCTAAGTGCTTGTCACGCCGTATATCAGGATGGTCTTTCCGATTAATGCAGGAAGACAAATACTCAACATCGTCTCATTTTGTAACGTTGACTTATGACACAGCTAATGTTCCAATTTCCAGAAATGGATTTATGTCCCTCGAAAAGAGAGATTTACAATTGTTTTTTAAAAGGCTCAGGAAATCAAACGTACATCGACTTAAATATTATGCAGTCGGAGAGTATGGAAGTGATAAAATGCGTCCACATTACCATATTCTCTTATTCAACGTTTCCATCGATACAATTGAAATCGCCTGGGGGAATGGTTCTGTTCATCATGGTTGTGTTAGTGCTGCTTCTGTTGGGTACACTCTCAAGTATATGTGCAAACCATCAAAAGTACCCAGGCATCGAAACGATGACCGTGTACCTGAATTCTCTTTAATGTCAAAAAACTTGGGGCTGGATACCTCACCCCTGAAATGTGCCGTTGGCACAATCAGGACTATCTCAACCGTATGTACATAAACATCGGTGACGGTAAAAAAGCGGCAATGCCACGCTACTATAAAAACAAGGTGTATGACGAAGAAACCCGGAAAGAAATTGCCGGATATCAAAAGGGAAAACTCGAGGTGGAAACAATTGAGTCTATTTCCAACTACGAAGGAAATTCTTCCTTCGCCAGGGAAAAAAATGAGGCGATTAAAGCCGCCTTCAACAAAATGTATCTAAACAATCGTTCACGTCAAAAATTGTAATTATGTCAAAAAAACAATTAAGCGATACCGTTAGACCTCGCTTCAAAAATCATC